TTACTTTAATTCTTTTATAGTTGACTTTACTGCTGTTTCGTTTTCTTTCAAGATCGCGCATAATCCCGGAATAGAATAATTCCAAGAATCCGGCAAAGAAAACATCACTGACAAAAGTCCCTTTGCTTTAAGGCTTAAATTCTTGTCTCTTAAATGATGATTACTCATCAATGTATAATTCTTTGTTTTGTGCACTCTAAATACTGCCATAATCACATGACCTCCTTTTCCGAATTGTTAAGTGGAATTTCGCTGAAATCCCGGAGTATGTCTATTCCACTATGAAACAGTTCAGGGGAGTCTTCTGTTTTGCAGTCTTCATTGAGAACCGGATTATTTTCGGCTATGAGTAATATTTCTAAAATATTTGTATCTGCAATATTATTTACCGCATAAAACATTACTCGGGTAATTTTTGCCGAATTTTTTCGTTCTCTATAAGACGATGTAATTCTTTGCGATAAATCAATTGATTTTCCAATGTACAAAATGGTATTATCTTCGCCAATAAAAGCGTATACGCCATGAACTTTATATAAATTATCACACAAAAACAGCATTGATTCCGTTGGAAAATCTTTACTACATTCAACAGTATCTTCGCTATTTTTTTCTATAATGGATTCTCTCCACAATATACGTGCATACGCATCTTTGTTACCTGATATAAAATCGGAAACATCACCATAGCAACTATTTTCATCAAACTTTTTGTATCCATAACAAGCACGTGAGATTGCATTAGCGTAATCAATTTGGCGAATACTTGCTTTTTTCCAATTGCATTTTTTGTATTCGTCTTCGTGCTCTGTGATAAACTCATTAACATCATAATAACTATCGCCTTCATTAAAGCTCATATTAATATCAAGAGCTTCGGCAATTACTCTGGCAAATTTTATTTGTTTTGGGGAAGCTAATTTTCGACCTTTCATATAGATAACCTCCATGTCGTTAATACGTGACTGCCGTTTCGTCACAGATCCATGATTTATAAAAACAACAGGCAGGCGTATCATGGAATTACGCTTGTCCCCCGTCGGGTAAGCCTGTTGGTTTTACCAGTTTTATGCGACTTCCAAATAAGCAATATCTTTGAATATCTCCAGTCGCTTTTTGCAGTCTCTATAGATTTCTTTGTAATATTTATTCTCCAAGATTCCTGCTTGGATGCAATGAAGAATGATGTTTTCAGCTACAGTAAGGTTGCTCAACTGTTGAGCTGTAGCGTTATCTCTTCCAGATATACCGCAAATTTTATTTGCTAATTTGGTGTATGTGATATACATTTTATCAGAATGCTGAGAACCCTGTTCTTTCGCGTATTCAACTAATTGCTTCAGAACATCCGTTTCAGCTTTTCTAGTAAGTTTTCCCTGCTCTCGTGTTTCAACCCAATACTTGCTTTGACGTTCGAAAATAAATTGTTGCATTAAGTAAAACTGGCGAACGAGCTCCTTTTTAAACCTACGGGTAATTTCACTGTTTCTCAAATAAGTCATAAGCAATGTAGCCTGCTGCTGATTTAGGATGTAAATTTTTTCCTTCTGACCGCTTGCCAAAGGTTCCATTTTAAATCGAACCTTCCCGAAATCCTCAAAATCGTCTAAATACTTTTGAATTACCGCAGTTATTGAATGATGCCGGTTGTTTGTGCCGAATGCAATAATTTTGCTGTCAGTAAATGCTTGATTGTTTTTAATACTTACTATCTCCATATAACTCCTTTCGTTCGCAACTGCTCTTGCAGGCAGGGTTTTTGGAAACAAAAAAAGAGCAGACTCCAAGACGGTATCACGGAAAGCGGGTCACTGTTTCAACCCAAGTAAATATCATCTTAAAGTCTGCTCAATATTTTGTTTTTCGTACAATAACAAGATATAGGTACTACTTGTTACTCATTTATTATACCGCAACCCGGCAGAAATGGCAATGGTTTTTACCATGCTGGACTAGGATTTTTCCGCCTGTTGTTGTCGTTCTGGGCTTTTGTGACTGCTTTCGCAATAGCACGTCCATCCAGATTGATCGTGTTGGAAATGTACTGCGGAGATGAGTTTCCGCCGGTGTTCATGTTCATCATTGCCATGGCAACGCCCTGTGTTACCGCCTGTGTCATTTCTTCCTTGCCCAGTCCAATGCTTCCGTCCGGCATGTTTCCGGTGATGCTGTCAGCAATGCTCTTCATAGCCTGTTTGTTAGTCAATGGAAGGACCGCTTCCTTTCCGGCTTCACCGACACCAATTACGGATGCTGCATTGAAGAGACCGCCTTTGGCATACCAATTAACTGAAGAGTTCCATCTCCACTTATGTGTTCTTCCTTCTTGCCAATCAGTGTAATCCATAGAGATATGAGGAGTATTGATATGGATAGATTCAATACCATTTCGGAGATTTTGCATAGCAGTTTGTCCAATGCTATACATGTTTCCAAAATTTCGGCTGATCGTATTTGTTATGGTATCAATACCGCCCCCAACACTCGTATTCATAGTTCCCCGGATGTAAGAAGATATATCCCTTCCAAGATTCTGCCATTTGCCAAGAGCGATTCTGTACTGGCTTCCAAAATGACTGCGGACAGTAGTATCCATTCTGCCGAGTTCCGTACTTGCATCAACCTTCATCTGGCGGACATTTTTGGTTACTTCACGGGAAGAGTTGCCCCACTTGGTCGTTGCTTCCGTGTTTACCTTTCCAAAAGCCGTACTTGCTGCTGTAGCTACACTCGGAAGGACACTGTCTGATTTATTCTTGATAGAATCAAGGCTTTTATTTGCACTTTCGGCCGCACTTTTAGCATTACCAGAAATACTACTCTTCATGGACTTTCCGCTAGTATTTGCAGTATTGGACGCCTGCACTAATGCTTCCGGCATAACTTGCCCGATAATCTTAGCTGCTGTTTGGGTATTAACTCCCATATCTTTTAAAGTAGCAATAAGGTTATCATAGGTCTGCTTTGCTGTAGCTTTAGTGTTTTCTCCGTTCATAATAACAGTATCAAGAGCGGTGTACTGGTCAGATGTAAGTCCTAACTGTGCACTCATAAGTTTTATTGATTCTTCCAGCCCATCATAAGAAAGTTTGGAAGTGTCGATCTTATAAGATGTGTTGCTCACAGAGTTTCCAAGTCCGTCCATTGCTGTTTGAAGCCCAGATAATGAATCGGATGTGATTGACTGTTGCTGTGATAATCTAGCAAGAGCCTGCTGTGCTTGATCGGATGTTACTCCATAAGTTCCCAGCTTTTCGGCAATTTTTGCATAGGCATCACTGGCAGATGTGCCGGAAGACTCCATACTTTCCGACAGTTTGAACAGCTTGCTTGCCTCGTCTTCGGTGATTGCACCAGAGTTTGAAAGCTGTGTTATGAGAGCATTAATAGCATTTCCATACTCTGTAGCAATGCCATTTCCACCCTGCATCTTTTCAATCAGACTTTGTAAGCCTTTTACTCCGGCAGTTGCGGCCGCACCAATTCCAACGATAAGTCCGGCAGTTCCGACAAGCGGTGCTATAGCAGTAGCAAGAGAGGTAAGCTTTGTTGCAAGAGTTCCGGCTTTTCCGGCAAGGCCTCCAAATAATGAACCGGAATTTGTCGCCGCAGATTCCATTGTTTTTCCCAGAAGCTTTTGCATGCCTTTGGACAGTTTATCCTCAACTGTCGAGCCTGTACAGAATTTCACGATTCCATCTACAAACGGAGCGATTTTGCTAAATGCTTTAAAGCTAACAATTCCAAAAATAACAGCATCCACGAATTTTCCCGCGGATGTACTGCCAAGTCCTTTCCAGATTCCGCTCAGCACGTCCAGTAATACTGTAGCTAATTTTTTTAAATGAGCTCCCCAGTCTATCTGACTAAGGAATAGTCCGATGCCTCTTCCGAAGGATTCCCAGTCTGTTTTTTCTGCGATATCAACCAGAGCATTCAGTAAGTTGGTAATGAAAGTGTTTAAGGATGTTCCATTCTCTTGCCACTTGAATTTTCCAATAAAAGTATTGATTCCGTTGGAAATATTAGTTACTAATCCGCCCCAGTTGAATTTTTGTGTCCATGTAGTCAATACTTGAAATGCACCGTTTAATCCAGTCGCAATCGTAGTTGCTATTTTGGAGAATGAAATTCTGCCAAAAGCTCCATTCATGGCATCAGCAACCGCAGTTCCTAACTGTTCCCAACCAGTCAAACCGGCATTATTCTCTTTTGACATCTTCTGAACAAAACCGTCCAGAATATTCCAGCTTATCATAAAACCACTGCCAAGGACTTGACCAAGGTTCGGCCAGTTAACTTCATCAATCATTCCACGAAGTCCGGTTGCCAGTTTGTTACCGATGTTTACGAAATTAATGCCACCCGGGCCGATCAGAAGCTCAAAGGTGTTGACCAAGGTGTTGATGCCTGCACCAACAGTACGTCCTAATTTATCCCAGTGAATGTTTTCGACAAGGCTGTTAAAAGAGCGAGTAAAAGCATTGCAAAATGCAGAGATCTTCGGGCCTACATTGCTCCAACTGATAACATCGTAAATCTTCCGGATTCCGATATTAAGCATATCTGCAATGGTCTTTCCAAGTCCTTCCCAGTCATGGTTAAGAAAAGCTTTACGGATTTTTTCAGCCCATTTGTTGATAGGGGTTTCTTCTTTATTCAGAGCATCATCTATCTGGTCTGTGATTCCACCAAAACCCAATGACGGTGTTGTTCCAGTACCGATTTTGCCCTTTCCGGTACCAGGTGTTGAACCGGATGAACTAGAATTATCTGTCAGCTGATTCAGTTCGTCAAATGGAAGGACGGAAAGAGCTTTCTTCAGAGCTTTCGCTGATGAAGTAGCATCGTCCAGCCCGGAGGCTGCGGAATCTCCGGCATCCTGTAATCCGCTAAGGTCTGCTGAGGAATCTTCCAGCCCGGCAAGATCGTTTACGACCCCGCTTGTGGAACCCTTGATTTTTTTGCCCATCAGAACGTACATAAAGTTGCGGAATGTTTCCGCAGCCTGCATAAGTTTTGACATCAAGGCATTAAGAGCCTGTATGCCTGGAAGAACTGCGGCAATTAGTCCTTGCCCTATTACAGATGACAGGGATTGAATATTCAATGTGAGGAGACGTACTTGGTTGGCGTAGGAACCGGCTGTTCTGGCGAAGTCTCCCTGCTGCGCACTTGTAACTGACATGATGTAGTTATAACGCAGCATTGTTTTCTGCGCCTGTGTCATGGAATTGTAAGCTGTCGTAATACCTTGCGACAACGCATATTCCTGAAGGTTGGCGACTGAAAGATTTATTCCAAGTTGCTTTAAAGGCTCGATTTCCAATTATGTTACCGTACCGGCTTTTTATCCGATACTTCCGGGAGTTTCCTCGCATTATGGGATGTTAATTCATCCCCGGTTCAGCGTACCTTTTCACCCTCGTATAACGTTAGGCACTATATTTAATAGCGGATTGACTTTATCAATCGTGTCGAACACTCTTGGGAGCATTATATTTATTCAGCTCCTACGCGTTACGGTGGCGGTCAGCCGTTAGTAATCTGACCACTTACCTCGGGATTAGCATGTTGATAATCTTCATAATATTTCCAGGTATATCCACCAGCGTGCTTTCTCTTACCCTTGCATACCAGCGCAATATGTGATCTCTGTGCGTTAGATTCAGATGCAGCTTGTGTGACTGTATCGAAAATCTTGACATCACCATTCTGTGAAATTCTAACAACTTTTCTACTCACAGGACTTTCGGCTCCTCTTAAAAGTCCTGTACGATTTTTACTCATCAATTTCAAGCTTTCCTTTGTATGCTTTTTACCATAAAAATGATTGTTTGAACCAAGCATTTCTAATCTTAATCGTGCTTTAAGATATTCCGGCTTCTTTCTTCCAGAATTTGCTTTGGAAATCTTTTCTTTTGCTTCTTCCGATAAATGTTTCCCGTACATAGGATTATTAACCCCAGAAAATCTGTCGGACAGATTTTTCTTCTGTTCTGTTGAAAGATGGCTTCCGTACATAGGATTTTCTTCACCTACATTTTTACCTGTTCGGATTTGAGAAAGAAACGCCTTGGTCGCTTCTGTATGAGTGCGCCCTTTCATCGGTGCTTCTGCATATCTCGCAATATTATACAGGATTTTTTCATCCCAATACATATCCAAATATTTTTGCTCTATTTCTAAGTTGTCTTCAGGATTGCATTTTTCTACGACTTCGAAAGAAAAGGAATTTTCTCCATATTTATTCCATGCCGCTTGCAAATGTTTATTAATATGGGTACCTTTGTTTAAACAATTTTTATGGTGATACCATCTTCTTTCTATATCTTCAGAGGAGCCGATATAGATTTTTCCGTTTACGTTGTTAATTATTTTATATATACCTGAAATTTTATTCATATCAATTTAGCTTTCCCCGATTTTGCTCGATTTGCTATGCAATCTTTCGACTGCAAGGGGCAAAATGTCTACCCGAAATGCCCGCCCTTATTTTGTAAAAGGCGGTATCAGTATCAATGTTGTAAAAAGATGCCAAATCTCCGGCTAATCCAGCAAGAGTTGTTGACATCTTCGCAGCGGATTCCTGCGCTACACCAGAAGCATTCAGCATCGCCATCATGGTTCCGGAGTAGTTCTTTGCTGCCAGTTCCGACAGTCCGAACTGTTTTGTCGCCGTAGACGCAAACTTATACGCTTGATCTGCCATGCTTCCAAAAGCAACGTCTACAACGTTCTCAACCTCAGCGATATCGGAACCAATCTCAAGGATACCTTTTCCGCCCATAGCTTCGCTGAATTTGTTCATTACAGCTGAAGCCGCTTTGAAGCCAAGGACGGTCTTAATAAAAGAGCCTACATTGGAAGATGCTGTTTTCAGCCCACTGCTCCTATTGACTAGACTAGAGATTCCGGCTGCCAGAAATCCCAGTCCACTCTTTGCTTTTGTCGCCACCCCACCGAGTAACGAAGAAAGCCCCGAACCGATAGAGGAAAGCTTGTTAAAGGAATTGACCACAGTATTCGTGGAAGTCCCTACTTTCCCACTAGCCGCCGCTAACTGCCCGAGAGCTTCTGTCATTCTCAGTGTATTCTCACTGATCCGCGGAGCATCTTGCATAGAAGTAAAGAATTTCTTCACTTCTGCGGCTAAATTCTCCAATTGTGATGCTGTTTTACCAGTTTTGTCACCTGCATTTGCCAGCCGTGAAATGGATTGTACAAACATGTTTATGGATTCCGAAGGCTTTGCTGTAAACAGCATACCGTTAATAACTTTTCTCAAACTCTTTCCGAGTTTTTTTAAGCCTTCTGCTGACTGATCTGCTTTTCCACCGGCATTAGCAAGTCTTGCTAACGAACCTGTGAACCGGTTGACACTGGAAGATACGTCCCTGATATCATTTAAGCTGTCGATGCTTTTGATGATTTCTCCCATCTTTGAAGTGTCAAATCCGCTCATATCTGCTGACGCAAGTCTGCTTAAGGAATTGATAACATTCGTGATTTTAGAATCCTTGAAGTTCATTCCGTTAAGAGCGTTCATGGTACTAGCAATCTTTTCAACGCCGGTTATTGCGGGCTGCATCTTCGTAGCATCAATCTCTTGAAACTTTTGAATAGCATTTACTGCTGACTTGACGTTTTTTGTATCAATCTTTGGGATTGAAATGTTAGAAACACCTTTTAAAGAACTTAATCCAGCAGCCAGATTCTGCAAAGATTTCGTACTCGCTCCAAGCGTCGTAAAGTCAACTTTTGACAAGCTCCGAAGCTGACCGGTTAATCCAGATAAGTCCGGCACACTAACTTTTGTTTTGTTTAATGTCTGTAAGGCTGCTGATACTCTTCCAATTTCACGAGCGTAGTTTCTAAGCCCACCGGTATTGACGTTCCCCAGTGCTGTGTCAACATCCTTTAACTTTTTAGCCAGATTACTCAATGCTTTTGTAGCGTTCCTGGTGCTACTGTTTATTTGTATATCAAGGGTATCAATGGTATTATCAGCCATAAAAACACCTCCTTTTAATCAAAAAAATAAGGGCAGACAAGACTTTTATTCATCCTGCCTGCCCTTTTCATTTCCTATCTCGGCAATATTCGCATTTGCCTTTTTTATCAGAAGTTCGTAATAACGTTCTTCCTGCTTCAATTCAGCTTCAGACCGTTTCGGAACATCTGTTTTTTCTTCAATCTGTGGTTTCTTTGTTTTTTCTGTGATTGGTTTGTCTGGATATTTCACTTTGCCAGAAAGCGCACTTGATACCGCAGATTTCACATATAAGCCGGAAAGCCATGACTGATATTCAATCAGTTTTACCTGAGTTTCTATCTCATCACGTTTACCTTTCTCGTACTCACGTATCCTTACTTGAAGGTCACGTATGGTACTTCTGAGAAATTCTTTCCGGCTCATTCCGATGCGAACTGCCGCCGGATATAACTCTGTCCAGATTATTTCGCTGTAGCTTTTTTCTGGTGATCTGTCGGTTTCTTCGGAGTTTTCTTCGGTTTGGCTGCTACGTTCAGATCGTCCATGAACGTCTCCAGACCGGTCAGTTTGAAAAAACCGTCTTCCTCCATCTGGTCAAGACATATGGCAAAGATACCGTAAAAGTTACCCTGCTCATCGTCCTTATGTTCCTGAATAAATTGTGCTGCAAGTTTCTTCGCAGTTGCAAGATTCGGAACAGAACCGTCTGCATCCGGGTTGTCACCATGATATTGAAGAAGTCCTGCATAAAGCACGGTTAATGCAGTACTCGGGATATTTGCCATGCCGGAAATCATTTCTTCCGGCGTTTTGTCCACACCACCGCTTGTTGCCAGAAGTGTATTCATTACACTTTTGACGCAATCATCATAAAGAGATGCTTCGATGCTGTATTCCAGTTTGTACTCTTTGTTACCAATCTTTAAAAGTTTATACATAATATCGTTTCCTCCCAGTTAGATATGTTTGTTATTCGCCTTCGGTTGGCTTAACCGCTGTGTCCGGGCCGACGTACTCATTGATAGTCAGGGACATATCAACAGTAAGAAGACCGTTCTGATCTCTTGCCGGTTTTGGAATGATAGTCGGCGGCTCGATTTTGGTGAAGAATGCTTTCTGAAGTGCCGGGTAATATTCCTCATACCACATAGACAGACCACTTGCATGAGCTGTTTTGTAAGCGGTGATAAGATCTTCCCACTCTTTGATTGTTTCGTCCGTAACGTTTACAGTTACATTGAACGTACCACCAGTTGAACCACGACCTGCGATAGTCCTCTCAATTTCATCTTCGAGCGCAGATGCGTCAATAGTCTCAACGTCGATAGCGATTTCATCAGAAGCGTTTATTCTGTGAAGCATTTTGAATTTTTCTGGTTTTGTTCCCGCTACTGTCTCTACTGCATAACCGGTAAGAGCACCAACGGTACTAATTCCTGCGATGTTTCCTGATGCCATAGTGGCTCCTTTCCGCCTTTCGGCTATAAATTATTTCAATAAAAAAAGAGCCTTAATGGCTCTGACACGTAACCCTGTGCCTGGGAGATAAAAGGATCACCGCCCTTCTACTCTTCTTTACCTACTTGTTTAATGACCTGATTCACATAAGTACTCAGTCCTGCGACAAGAATACCTTGTGTGATTGCGGTAAAAACTGCCATTGCAATTTCCTGACCGCCTGTGACCGTAGACGTAGCGAAAACATAGATTCCGCAGACAACTACGCCCAGAAGCCCAAGGATTCCAGGAATGTATTTGTCAGCTACGGTTTCAGCCTGTTTGAGGAATACTCCTACAAAATACAGGACTGCAGCTACAACCAGAAGTTCTGGTTTCACATAGTTCATGATCTGATCCATTCTATCTCACCCCTTTCATTCGCCAAGCAACTGCCCGGTATAAATTCTTGTGTATCGGCTAACAAGCCGTTTGATACTATCATCAGCATTTCCCATGAGTTCGGGTCCGTAGGTTCTACGAAAGCCCATGTCAACCATAGACTGATGACTTCTTTCGTCAATCTGATATACTTTTGCAAGCGGATCTGTGCCTGTGGCAAAGCACTCAATCTGGACAGTCGGAACCGTGGCACATTCGTCACCTTCAAGGTCTCCTTCTGTTAGGATGTTTCCTAACATATAAAGTCTTGCGTAGGTTTTCTTTCCAGGCGCAAGAGTTTGACTTCTATCCATTGAAAAGTTCCCTTCGCCAACTACAGGCTCAATAGCTTTATTCCAACGTTCATATATCTCAGATATTGGATTTTTTAATATTTCCGGCATTTAATCACCCTGTCTGTTCAATCATGCTTTGAGACTGTCCTTTAAGGAAATCTCTTATTTGAGAGTATCCCCATCCGCAGTCAATCAATCCACTGACGAGCATTTCTTTTGACTGAACCGATTTCAATTCTTCTTCCGTCAAAAAGTCTCTCAAATTATCTTTTGTAGAAAGGCCTTTTTCTTCGCGAAGTTGTTTTGCACTTTTTCCAAACAAAATCCGATAGACCATATCTGTGTATGTCGAATATGCGTGTCCGTGCATCCTTGCGTTTTCCTGAGATTCTTTAAGTGCATTAGTTAACGCCTGCCTTACTGCGATACCTTTGTCTCGTTCTCTTATTTTCCCAAGAAGAATTTTTTCCATTTCATTAAATTGGCGAATATATCCTTCTTTGAATTTCATTGCTTTTTCGCCAGTGTATCCCATAGCAACAAGTGTAAATCCATCTCTTGTCATGTAATACATCGGCATTTTTTTACCCTGCAAATTAACATAAGAGGACTGTCCAAAATTGGACAGTCGAAAATCTTTGGAACATTCAAGTTCTCGTATGTCTCTCAAAACTTTGCTATGCTCTTTTTCAAAGGTTTCCGCAATATCGAGGCTGGTAACCACACTTCTTTCTACTTTTTGAATAATCATTGTCTTTACTAACATGCTTACATTCTCCTTTTCTATGTTTTTTGGCATGAAAAAAAGCACCTACCTTTCCGGTAGATGCTTCGCATCTTAATTATACAAAAAACGCAGCATATGATTCCATATTTTTACATAGGCAAATCGTATAATAAACAGGACTATTTTTATCCGGCTTTAAGGTAAAAAAAATAGAAGCCCAGATCACTCCGGGCTTTATCCTATCTTCCAAACACTTCTTTTGCGATATGGCGTATCTGAATAATGATAGCTTCTTCCGCATGGTACATCGGCATATACGCCCTGTTACCATAAGAATGATGCTTTCGTCCACTTTCATCCACATACCACCATCCGTTTGGGTCGTAGGCGTGTTTTTGATCTGGGTAAGTACCAACACCATAATCAGCGCCAGACGGTAATGGATAGCTGTCCGTTCCATAAGAAATACCGGCGCTAAACTCGATAAAAAGAACCTTGTCCCCGGAAAGTCGAACTGCTGCGCCAACGATATCGCCATGTTCGTTGTTGACAACCTCCGTGTAGTAAGAACCTTTTTCTTCAGACGGAATAGATTCCATTGTGGTCTGAATAACCTGTATCCCCTCTTGAGCCAGTTTGTCAACAAAAATCTGGTTCTTTCTTTGAATATCTTTCTGATATGCTTCCAACTGTTGAATCGCAGACCGTAAAGAACTATGGTTTAAACTGCATCGGATTATTTTTCTACTCATTGTTGCCACCGATTTTCGATATTCCATATCGGGCAACTTGTCCTTTTTGAGTATCAAGGGTTCTCTTAAGCCTGTAGTCTGGGAGAACAGTCGGGCTGTTATCTTCATTGAGAATTAATGACCCATCTTCCCCGACTTCTGGCACGACATCAATCCACAAGACGTTACCTTCTTTTGGTTGAAATGTTCGGTCAAAAACCGTAATGTACCGGTCGTAGTCGGGAACGATTCCGGCAGACAATTCTTCCGGCGTACCGGCTGTTGCCGATACTGAAATGTTCTTCTTTTGCGGGTTTGAATAGACAAGAAGTTTATCCATTCCATTGTTTTTTTCTTTTACTGTTGAAATCCATACGGATTGTTTCTGGCGAAGTCTACCTCTCATATATGCATCCTCCATTGACAGAAATTAATTTTCGTGTTATTCTTATGCATAAATCAGGGAACAACGTACGCCCAGATTTCATAATCTTCCAGTCCCCAGTTCCTCAGTTCTGGGGATTTTTTAATTTAAAATAAATTAATTAAATAGTAACCGGTTTTTTGTGACAGAACAGACTATAAGCGGAATCAAAGTTACAAAAGGGTCTGCTGTCGAAAAGAAATTTGAGTTTCCGGCAAAAACAGGATACACAAGACATTACATTCTTAGTTCAATCACAGGAGATGGTTCCAATACTGCGGTAATTAATGCCCACTTTTCTATAGTGAGTGTATATGCTCCCATGGTGGATTCTGAGGTTAGTGTAAAGGTAATGTGTATTTATGCAAAAGATTGATTTTGCATTCATATAAAATAGTAACCGGCTGATCGGTCTGGAAGTAAAAGCTAACAAAACAGCAATTTTGCCTATTCATGTATATTCTTCCGCATTAATACTGGGCACTGTAAATTCAAATGTATTTGGATTCTATCTCGTATCAAGAGGAGAGACAGAAAACATATATATTACACCTTTAACAAAAAATTCAAAATCAGATGATTTCACAATTACACCGATTGATGCGTACAAAGTGTCTATCCAAACCAAGACAAATACTGAAATGAAAGTTATTTATTAAAATAGTAATAGATTTTCAATCTATGAAAAAGAAGTACATGACTTAGATAATCCACCATCTGCATTTATTTTAAATACAGGAATAAATCCTAAAGGGCTTCCTGACTTGGGAGGCAACGGGTGTTGCGTTATACAACATAACCCTGATAATAACGAGTATACCGCACAATTGGCTTTTTCATTCGGCAGTGACAAGATAGCAATAAGGTGTAAAAGAAATACCGGTTGGACTAATTGGGCATATTTTTTCAGCTCAACAAATAGTAAGCCCTTGATGACGGAAAGCACTGATTTGAATAATGCTTCTGGTGGCTTCACTATACTGCACTGGAAACTCCAAACAGCGAATACTCCACGCACAGAAGGACTTACTACAACTTCATCTGGAATTGTACTTTCATATATCGAAAGTGCGAATTGGGCCGTTCAATTCGGCATGATTCCTGCCGACAAAAAATGGTATGTTCGTGTCAAATCGAACAACGAATGGAGCAGATGGGAAGAAAAATAATTAACCTCTTCCCATTTAATTCATTAAGAAAGCATCTATCTTACGCCACTTTTTCCAGTAAATACGGAACAAAATGTATTGCTTCATCCCCTACAATCTCATATGCGATTTCAAAAATCTGTATTGCTTTGTCAGCAATTAGATTGGCAATCAATTCTTCTGCTTCTACCCAATTCTCACGGGGCACAAGTCTATGCAGTTCTTTAAGAAATCCGCTCGAAAACATCATTGCATGGCTTAACTCATGTAGAACTACCCTTGTGAGAAAATCACCCGAAATAGCATCAGAAATCCAAACAGTTCTTGTGTTTCCGTCCGTCACAGCGCAGGTCATAGTACCGGTACGGTCAACCAGTACTGGATTCTCAGGATGAGTGAACCGAACTTTCCATTTTTGCCCATTCATGTAAAATTGTCTTAGCACAAAACCACCACCTTTAAACTAAAAAGCCCCTACCACATTTCTGTAGCAAGGGCCTTGTTTTTAATTCATCTGTTGAAGAAGCTTAGTCAAATCAGTTTTCATCTGTTGTCTAAGGGTTGCATCTGCATCCGACCACATCTCAGACATGGTACGTATAACATCCTGCGTGTACTCTTTCATTGAACTGTCCATCTTCTGTTTTGAATCTGCATCTTTGGAATCGTGATAGTGTCTGCGATTCTCGCTGTATCTGTCGTAGGTTTCACCGTATCTGGACTGCTGACGGTTCGTTCCGTCCATCCTCATGTTACTACGGTCCGGATGATATCCCATGCGGTATGCATCCGAATTATTCAGATACTCGTCCATCCAGTCATCATCTTCCATGTACAGGTACGGTTTATATCCCATACGACTTCCTCTACCCTTTGGGGCAAATCTGCCATTGGAATAACGATATCTGTCATATCCCATGCGTCCAAGATACTTCTCTTCCTGTTCGCATTCGTCCATAGCTTCTACGATTCTGTAATCTTTATCTGCACAAATTGCACACTTTACAGCTTCCATGCAGTCCTTCAGATCGTCCCAGTCTTGAGCACTGAGATTATCGAAGCCATGTGTCTTGGCTTTTTCCATAGCCCATTTTCCCATTTCCATTGCAACTTTATGCATTACAGTGCCCCCTTTCTAACAGCCTGTGTAACAGGTGTATCTGCTGTTGGGGCTGTACCATTAATTGCTGTCAAATTGTTACTCGGACTACAAGCCGGATTCCCTAACATCTTGAATACTCCACCAGTTGCACTCGTAGCTACTCTGGTTGCGTACTTCGTTCTGGTTCTTACGCCACAAGCCGTAACCTGTGCACAGCAACGATTCTGTAATGGATACAGGGTTGTTCCCGTTCCTATCTGAATCACCACCGGAGCGTTAATCGTAGTGGTTTCTGGTATGCTCTGTGCAATCACAATGCAATATTTTTCACCGTTGTTATAACTACCTGCTGGAAGTGTAATCACAAGATTACCACCAGTAAACGCAACAGCCTGGCTTATCACGAGATGATCACAGAGCTTACAAACATTTTTACAACTCATACTTCTACCTCTCAATCAAATAAGAGGTGAGCCGTAACCCACCTCTTAGAATTAGTCAACCTCTAAGGGTGAGTTACTTAGCAGCAACCGTTGTTGTATCCGTTGCATCCACCGTAGTAGGTATTCGGATTCGGAACAACATATGCCGGAACAGCTGCCGGATTGATTGCATTGATTAACTGCTGTGTCTGAGATGCCATTGCAGTTGTAAGAAGTGCGCTCTGGCGATCCTGAGATGCAGCACGTTTCAGATCAGAGTTCTCTGCCTGTAATGTTGCAAGCTTATCATTCGTCAAGAAATCGAGAATTGCTCTGGTGTTGCTGTTCTGATTGTCCAGAAGGTCTCTGGTGTTGTTGTTCATTGTGTTCTGAAGAGCACAAGTGTTGGTTGCCAGGTTGTAGTTGATACCCTGGATAGCTTCCCTTGTTTCACAGCAACAATTTGCCAACTGAGACTGTAATGCATTGGTATTCTGCATACCGGCTACAGTATCAGCATTGATCGCCTGCTGAACGCCATTGAAGCCCTGAAGCATTCCAACGTTCATGCCGTTGAAACCACTCTGCATGGTATTGTTGAGTGCATATGTGCTGTCACAGATACCCTGCTGAATACCTCTGATACCGTTCTGGATATCGTTAAGAGCGAAGCCCTCGTTGATATCGGCACGTGTAGCCCATCCTTGGAAACCAGCACCGTTCGCACCATTACCGCCGAAGCCACCGCCCCAGCCGCCGAAACCTCCCCATCCGAAGATTGCGAAGATCAGTACGAGCCAAATAAGTGAAAAACCATCGCCGCCCCACATGTCATTGGCACGGTTATTAGAGCCTGTAGCAGCTGCAATGTCGCTAAGACTGTAATTAGAACCATTCATCATGTTTTTAGTCTCCTTATAAATTTTATTTACAATAGGAGACATCCGCGGCTGTCATCCCAAATTGTAGCGATTTTAAATCACCCAATCATGGGGAAGTGTTATAATCCAAGGAATTTCTGGATAATTCCATCTGGCGATAAGTGCTTTTCGTTAAATACATTTTGCTGTATTTGATGCAACTGATCTGTATCACCTTTTTTATACAAATCCAAAGCATTTTTCAATGTTGGATTATTTCCTGCAAATTTACTCATGTCGTTCATCATGTTATCAACACTTCCGAACTTCTGAGAAATCATTTTTTCGACTTGTTTTTTCATCATGGCATTTGGATTGAAATTCATCTCTGCTTACCTCCGTTCTGCTGCTTGGCTTCCGGTGTTACCGACATTTGTGTCGGTAGCAAATCTTTTATTCCAGAAATCTCAGAACAAACATCGTTCCGAAGTTGATTAAACATAGCTTCAATGTCAATCTGTTTCTCTTCTGATTTCGGTTGTTGTTGTTCGTCTGGATTTAGAAGTCGGTAAACAAAAATTCTGCTTCTTCCGTCTGCCTGTAGTTGCTTTTTGTATATTTCTGTACCATCTGTTTTTGGATAATAGACAGGATTTCCGGTCATATCCACATCCTTTGCTTTTACAGTGTCGATTCCGTCAACCATCTGTCCCGGAAGTCCGGAAATCTGTGGCATCTGCTGTACCGGTTGTTGCATTTGTGCCTGCCCATAAGGCATTGTCTGTTGGTAGTTGTTCTGCAACTGTGTCAATCTATCTTGATACGGTTGTACCGGTGTTTGTGGGTATGGATTCAATGGTTGCGGATAATATGGATAAAATGCCATAGTGTGTTCCTCCCATCTCTGTAAGCTTTTCTCTATGCTTACATTATATGAGAGAAACCTAAGTATTTGAACGACACTATTTCGCCATATTTTCGCCATGATACAAAGAAAAGCCCCGATAATACATCGGGGCAACTTTAACAATCTTCTTTTTTACTTTTCGGTTTATGCGGTCAATGGTTCTTGGACTATACCCCATAATCTCTGCTGTTTCAAACAATGTTTTTTCCTCATAAACTCTCAACCGGAAAAATTCTTTTTCTCGGGAATCAAACCCGAATTCGCTTAGATAAAACTTTCTTTCATCTTCTGAAAAGTCTGTATAATTCATAATCCCACCGCCTCCCTTACAAGTGGAATTGCTTATTATGCCGGAAAGATACCGCTTAGTGCAAATCCTACAATAGCCCCGATCACGGCCGTGATAACGCAAACAACAATCGTATCGTAGCGTTTTCCCGGGGCTTCCATGAGGGATTTTAAATTATCATTCATTTCATCCACCGTATCTTTTATGTGCCCGAGATCATTGTTGTAAAGGACAATTTTGGTTTCAAGCGCATTGATACGTTCAAAAAAAATGCCGTCACGTTTAGAGTGTTTCTCTTTCATTTCGTGAACAACTTTTTCCAATTCTTCTAAGCGGTGTTCGTTAAAGCAATTCTGTTCACATCCCATCGCTGCTCTCCTTCACTCCCATTACATTTTTTTTGTACTTCTTCCCACCTCATAATGAAGTACCCCAGCAACGCCTGGGAGGAAATGCGTCACGTTCTCAACCTACTTTTTTTTTGTCAGATTCCTCTGGCAAAAGGAAAAACGCCATGATTGACAAATATCTCTGTCTCAGAGTTCCATCCTGCATTTACAGAATTTTCCGAATGAGATGTTTCAAACTCAACTCCTTGTTTCACAAGAAAATAAAGAGCCAAATCGAAAATGCAATCATAACATTTGTTCATATCTTTATTGATGTTTTCTTCCGTATAATTCTCAGGATAATTGCGCTTTTTCTGGAATGAACGAATAGCTCTTTTGACCGCTAAAGGAATCATCCTTGCAGTCTGCTCATCGCCTTCCAGATACATTGACAGATCGCTTATAAGCTGTTCGTCCATGCCTTTTCACCTACCCTTGCTGTGTTATAATTTCTGATATGATACCAGCCTTGTTTGTGAAAGTCAGGGCATAACCATTGTCACTTGCAAGCTGTCTCAGCTGAGCCACAGTCATACTGGACAGCTCGCTTTCTGTATACTTATGTGAAAAACTAGCTACAGACGGTGACTGGCTGTTTTCGTCAAGGCTATGCCCGCTTATTCCCCCTTTGTACCGATAACGATACCGCCGTTGGCTTTCGGTGCTACCGGAATAAACATACCGGATGCTTTTGTCCAAACAGCAACTGGATCCTGTGTAGCCCACATGGAAAGGGTAACAAAAGAACGATTCTCTTCCTGGATGAACTGTCTGTATTCGTTCTCTTCCGGTGTTGGTCCCCAAAGTCCAGTACCAAAAGAACCGCCTGCATCAGCTTCGTAGAGAGTGAACACATCCTCTTTGAAGTATCTTCCGGTCATCAGAGTTCCGTCTGCTTTTCTGTAACGGAATTTCTCATCACAGCGACCAACGGTGATTCCGTACTCCTGCATGAGCAGATTTGCAAGCTCCTGTCTGGTAAGGAGACGTTTATTCGCAGCTCCCAGAACAGCTGTCTGCATAGCTGTGTTGTTTCTCATGTAGTTGATCATCTTCAGAGATGTGACTGCATTTGTTACTACGTATCCGGAATCCTCGGCTACAGTTACCATCTTCTGAATATCGCCCATGATATCCGCATCTGCTGTAGACCAGTTGGTAAGAGTGACCTTTGCAGAACTTGGTACGCCATAATCGATATCCATTTTCACGTTATTTTCATCAATTTTTACCATACCGGTTGAAAGGAATTGGCCCTTCATGATGTTTGCCCTTCCAACAACGCCCTCAAACAGATTTGTGGCATCGTCAAAGACAAAATTTGTAAGAGTTTCATTATCCGGGACGCCATTTTCAATAGCTTCCTGGAGACGCTCAGACTGATTGATTTTCCTCTTGATAAAGAGCTTTTCAGTCAGAACTTTCTCGAATCCCGGTCTGGAGCCGATTTCTGCTTCGGTATCAAGAGCGTGAACAAATGCTACCTCCGGCAGTCGTTGTCCAGCCATAAGCCTGTAATACTCGGCTTTCCAAAACGGTGTCTTTACATCCGGAAAAATGGTATCGAGGATACCAGGTCTTGCCACAGAAAAATTCTGAGCGAAATTTAATCTTTCTTCTGCTGTGATAGCTTCTAATACATTGTATGGCATATTGGTTATACCTCCTTAAAATACTGGGTCTGTAGTGGTTACAAAAACAATTCCCTGCGCGGTAAGCTCTGTTTTTGCAGTTTCGTCGACTGTAACTGGCAGCCTTTTCTCAAGGACACGTCCTGCTACGATCACGGAAATCGGTCTTTTAGCATCATCTGTCATATCAACATCTTCAAATACGATTCCTTTTGCACCAGTCCCATTTGTCGGATACACGGAACCTGCTTTGATGATTTTTTTATCATTTACTGCCGTTGCATTCGTTGCGTCTGCGGTGTAAGTTTTCAGTACCAGTCCAACCTCGGATTCGAGAATGTTTGGAGTTGACTCATACTGTTTTGTTTTCATAAAAGCCATAATCTAAATCTCCTTTACTTACTTAAAAATTAACCGGTGCATTGTCGCTTGCCGGTTCTGTTTTGGGGTTCATGCGTGCTGAGTAAGCTTTTGCGTACTTAGCTGCTGGACTATCGTTATCATCTTTTTTCTGTCCCTTGTCTGAATTTCCGCCGCCCGGATTCGGAGTATTATCGAGAACTGATTTCTCCCATTCGGATTTAGCGTTATCCAGAGCTGCTTTATTTGCTTCGGAAATTCCATCAACAAAAGTTTTGACTTCTTTCATTACGTCTTCAGACTTATCTGCTGGCATAGATGAAAATGCTTTGATAGCGCTTGCATATGTTTCTGCGGAAAGTCCTGCATTAGCGAAAGCAGATGTAATCTCACTGGAAAGTGCTTTCCTGTTGGATTCAGCAAGTGCTTTTTCCAAATCAGAAATCCTCTTTTCGTTTTCTGATTTTTCCTTCTGTCGCTCTGCTTCCTGCCTTTCGGCATCCGTCATATTCTGGGCTTTCAAATCATCCAGCTCCTTTTGAAGGTCATCTGCTTTATCGGCTTTTTCTTTCAGAGAAGTGTTTTTTTCCTTCACTTTTTTTGTCTCTGTTTCAACAGAATCAAGATATTTAGTCACCTGTTCTTCAGACGGTTCCTCGATTCCAAAGCCGATAAGTACCTGTTTTGCTTGTTCTCTTGTCATAGAAATCTCCTTTCTTTCAGACCATCACACTTTTTCACACGGTTCGCTCCGCACATGATCTGTACCCGATTTACGCTCACGGGCTGTTGCATTATTTTTGTGTATTAAAAAAGGAACCTTGGATGTTATTCCTTGGTTCCTTTGATAATTGAATTTACGAGTTTTGATTGATAGTTGAAGAATTTACCGTTGAATCAATTTCAGTCGAATTCTGACTGTTTTTATCAATCAATTGTTGTGCTTTTTGCATTTCTGCGTCCGGGTCTGCCAGTTCGGGATATACAGTTCCCAGGTAAGGCAAACTCATCTCGTATACCTTTTGCGGATCACTGAAAAGTCCGCAGGTAATCAATGCAATCAGCGGATGAATTTTATTCTTAAACAGATAGTCAAGAGCCTGTGCTTTGACAAGCATGTTATCTGTCGGGTTTCTGGTTATCTTTACATCAAAATCTCTTGTTGAGATTGAAATATCCTTTGTGGTCTGTCGGATGATATTCAGAATGATTCTGGCAGTTGCTTTCTCCGCCTCCCGGATAAATGGTTCATCCAGTTTTGCTCTGCGCTCTGCAAAGTCCCATCCGTTTCTGAGATATACAGCTTGACCGGTATCTCCAGACGATTGTTGCTGCCTGTCCGGCATACCTTCAACAATCAGCATGTTACTGTAGATATCGTCCTTTGCGACTTGACTTTCTGTTTGATTCAGTTCAGCGGTCATCAGGTCAACATCTGACTGGCAACCATTTCCAGTATCCTTTACAGAGATAGCGCCGAGCTTAATCATTTTCAGGAATTCGCTTTCATCAATCTCGCAGTTTTTAAACTTCATGAGAGCTTGCACGAACTGCTCTACGCCATCCATTCTGTTTGACTGCATGTTGTTCATAGTGTCAAACATGGTTATTGCAATCTCTATATCGGAAAGGCGGTCGTGATTGTTGGGATATTCAACTACTGGAATTCCGCTAAAACCATTGATGCCGGTTTTTGTAATCTGTCCATTCTGAATCTCAAAATATTGTTTTGCCGAAAAACATAAATAATACTGCTGTTCATTCTCATCTTTAAGAATCTGAACCGAGAGCATCGCTTTTCCGGTCTTCCGTGAATAAACAATGTAACAATCCCCCGGATACGGTATAAAAATCCGGAACGGCGGTAACTCACCGTCATTTGTCCAGTCATCTTCTTTCAGAATTGCTTTGTATGCGGTTCCTACAGCGCTTTGATAAGTACCTAGTTCAATGTTTCTAGCTTCTGCATTCGCTTCGTCCAGATAGTCGTTGAACAAATCTACCTGCTCATTTGCTTTTTCTGTAGCTTTTTTCTTCTTGCACACATACTGGATAGGTTCGCCGTATGTCTGTGATGCTTTGAAACGGACAACTTCCAGTGCATGGTTCTCGCATACACGGTTGTTGATTTCCGGTCGTACCACTTTTTCTCTGTATAGGATCGGTTGGTCTCCTTTGTAGTACCGGTACAAATAGTCAATCAATACCCTATTCCGGTTATGAGTGCCGATTGTATCAGAAACAACTTTTCTGACGTTTGCTGTTGTGATCTGGTTTACACCGGTATAGGCAATTTTGCGACCAAATTCGCCCCGGCATAAGTCAATGAAATTCATTTTATTTCTGCCCACTGCCTACACCTCCCATTTTCGGGCATTAAAAAAGCACCGGATTATTCTCCGATGCTCGTTTTACAGGTTACATTATATTATACATAGAACATATGATTCCATATTAAAACATATTAACTTTCAAAATGCTTTTGTTTCCGCAAAGCTTCAATGGCTTTTCCATGGCAGGAACGGATATGCTGTACGGAATATCCCATCTCGTCTGCGACCGTGACCAGATTTTTAAATTCTATATATCTCTTATGGAGTAAAGATGAGTACATGGAGTTTTCCATATCATTGATATCTCCGGAAACTTTCATTTGCAATTCTGCCAGTTCCTTGACATCAGATGCTATTTCCTGCTGCAATTCAACAATTCTGGTTACAGCATCACCAACACGGTCTTTTCCGCCGGAAGTCTGCACTTTATCTCCATTTGAAAAAGAAGATATACTGGTTGCCAAAAGCCTTAAGCGGTATTCCTCCTGTATTTTATTCTGTATTTTTCTATCAGAATCTTGCACTTGCTCAAGATATTGTCGTGTGTTCATCTCATTCTCCCTCCCCATAATGGATTGCGCATAGCCGTCACTGTACCTACATTTCCTTTTTCTATAAACATCTGAAGCTGAGTAAGACCGTCCGGTGCGTCATCATGCACATTTTTTCCCAACTGGACAAAGAAGGTAAGTTCGTCCATAGCTGCTTGATACTCTTTGCTCCGGTGCTCTTCGTCCAAAAAAATAAAGTTTCTTTTTATATCATCTGAATATGCGATGATCTTAGACATTTTCTCCATGTTTCCCGGTGCACGGCTGGATGTACAGCTGCATTTATACTTCTGTTCTTTGAGTTTTTCATCCACGTACATCTTGTACATATCACCACCGTTGTTTGCCTCGAAGTTAATCTGACGGATTTCATTTCCGATGATTTTTCCAACAACGAGCGGAAGGGTAACTTCTTTCGTTCCTTTGTTAAATACCCAATCAAAGATATAGACATCTCCATTTTCATATTCTCGTCCAATAGGCATTGAAAGACTATCTCCACCGCCCCATGCAACATCACAGGCAGTAACAACACGACTGTCACCTTCCGGAAGTATTCCATTGTAGTACCGAAGTCCATCTTCCGGAAAAAGGATTCCTTCACGTATAAATGGATTTTGCTGGTATTTGGCTTGCCATTCGTTAGCATCCAGTCTTGACTTCATATCCACGTAATATTTTGTGGAAAATCCTACTCCGTAGTCATAATCAAAGTTGGATTCACCGTTTTTATTCAATGCCGGAATTTTTCTGAAGCGGTACCGTGGATTATTTTTCTTTTCAGTCTCCACTCTTCCAAGAGGATCCATGACATTCCATCGTGTTCCGACCATTAACTCTCGTGCACCGTCATTTTTACGGTCAACCAGAACGTTCAGATAATCCTGATACCGGTTTTCCAGACGTGTTGGGCTTAATGATTCAGTTCTGTCACGAACAAGGTCATCCACATATAAGTAACCGTCTGAAGATATATCTACGGAGCCTGTCCATGTTCCGTCAATACCACGACAGGTCAGCGTCGAAAATCGGTCCGGTGCGCCAAGGTTGATTTCTTTCTTTTCTGCCGACTTCTTTTCGAGGGTTGCAGACGGAAAGATTTCGTTGAAAGTATACTCCGGTGTCGAAATAAGGTTCTGTATTTCTCCGTAAAATCCATCGGCAAGGATTCCACTGTGACCGCTCATAGCGTTATGGCTGTTCGGGCGTTTACCCATTATCCAGGACAGGAAAAATATACAAGTGGTTGACTTTGCGGTTCGGGGTGGCATAGACACGCCAAGAAACTCAATCTTTCCGTCCTCTAAGTCCTGTAAATCCTGTACGAGAATATTCAGCGTCTTTTTTCTCGGCTCATAGAATTTTCTGCGTGGCTGCCTGTTCTTTTCCATGTAGTGCAGATAACTCTCGAATAGCCATGGAGCTTCTAGCAGCAAATACTGCCAGTAGATATCATCAAAATTACCGCTTCCCGTCAATGCAGCTTGTCTTGCGGCTACGTTATGAGCATACTTACTTACTTTTATTGCCATTTGCTGTGCTTCTAAATTCTCCGTAAACGGCAAATCAATGTTCATGTTTAACAGCAGATCAAGGCAGTCTTTCTGATTCTGGTAAACAGACATATCTCCGCTGATGATTTGATTTAAGACTACCCGATACCATTCAAATGAGCCTTCTGTAAATTTTTGCATAAAAATAGAGCCAGACCTCCTTTCTTCTTAGGATTTAGTCTGGCTCTCATGTGGCTCTCTGACTGGTTTATTTATTTTTCTTTTTTAATTTCAAGTATTTTCTATATTTGCGGCTGTATTTCCGAAGAATCAAATCAAGCATGATGCTATTTGTTTGTTCTGTGTTTTCTGACATAGTTGTGAGATACGGATAATCTTCTCTATCATCTACTAATGTCTTGAAAATTAAGTCTAAAGCAAACTGAGCGCTGATAGGTGGGTCGCACAGTTCAAAGTCTTTATCCTTGTACCACTCATCAATCTTCTTTTGGAATCCATCAAACGATATTTCTTCATTCCATATCATACATTCACCTCACGATGCTTCTAAGTGAATCCCACCACTCGTCTTTTTTATTTATATCTTCTACTCGTTCGAACATAAATTTCAACTTATAAATATCTGATTCTGATGCAACAGATTCAGTATGCATGAGTTTGAATTTTCTTTTAAGATATCCAATTTCAAGAATGCATTCCTCCGGAAGATCAGTGTAATTCATGACGCATTCTACCAAAACAATTCGTTTATCTTCTTCATGATGTATTTCAATGTCTGCCAGTGCATTAATGATTTCTTCATCAATAACCTTAACGGGATAATTCACTACACTATATTTCATATATTCACCTCAGTCTGGAATCCCTAATTGTTTGTAAGTAAATACGGCTGTATACTTCTTCCCACACTTGCAGCAAGTTTCCGTAATGGTACAGGTCTTTTCTTTATCGTCGCACTCTGAAATAGCTGAATCCCGGAATCTACATCCGCCTGTCAGAATACATTTAATCCGTTTTATGTTCATCTGGTTCCTCCAAATAATTGATAATTTCATGTGCGATATGTGCCAATTCCATTCTGGTATGTCGCTCAAAAAATTCATCAAAGTCAATTTTGAATACTGAATCAAATTTCTGTGATTCATTGATTCTTTTTATAGTTTTATCAAGTTTTGTTTCTGGATAAGGTGGGTTTATATAACAAGTCAAAGGATTATTTTCATTATGTACCTCCGAATCGCATATAACCGGATACCATTCAACAGCAGTTCTTTCTCCTGCGTCTTTTTGAATTAGAATATTTGAAAGTCCTCCAATATAACATTTTATGACCATATCATCATTTTTTATTTTTACTGAATATTCCTTTTGGAATTCAAATGCAGTGTACTCAGTATAAAATTTTAAAACGGTCTTTGTAATTGGCGGATAAGATGTAAGAAGAATTTCCTCGATATCAATCTGCGCATATGTTTCTATTCCAAGTTCGATGATCTCAATCGGAATCCTTTTAACCACAATTCTCATACATTTACCTCAAACTCTTTCTTGCAGTTGCTACCCTTGCATTTCAATTTAAGATGCCGAATTCTTGTCTCTGGGCTAATCAGAAGTGCTTTCTTCTGGCAAAGCGGGCAGCACGCCCATACGCTTCCTTTTATGTTTTTTATTAACGCCTGCCCGTCCCATGACTCTGGTGGATTCATGATCTGTGAGAAGTCTATTCCTTCGAATTCGAACGCTGATTTAATGCTCATCTGATTTTCTCACTCCTTTTCGTCCTGCAATCTTGCGCTTTTTGGGGAATCCGTGCATTTTGCGGAAATTATTTTGTTTAATTCGATTTGTTAAAAGCAACGAGTAAAGTAATTCTTTTGACAAAACAAATTCCGTTCTAAACCCTAACTCTTTTCCGACAGATTGCAGCGAATAATTAATCAAATCTCCCGGAAACTCCGGTATTCCTGATGTATCTATCTCTTTTTCTCCTATAAAGATCCGCTTCAATTCATCTTTCTCGCCCATATCAGCTTATTTTCCTCCTAATTGCACGTCTTCCTAAGTTCAAAGGCGCTTCTTAAATCTGCTAGCATATCAACCAGCGTATTAACAGTTATCGTCAGTTCGTTAATCCGAACATTGCTCGCCTGGTACAATTTCCGATAATGTTCAAGTTCTTTCGGTGCATCGCAGAACGGAAGATCTATGGTTCCATCTTTCACCCATGCAGCTGTTTCAATGACTTTATTAGCACGATCGAGATCTTCATGTGCCTTTCTGTTCTCTTCTACCGTTTTGGCAAAATCTCTCTCCAGCTCAATCCGGCGTTCTTGTAAATCCAAAATTTCATGCTGTCTTTTCTCACATTCTTCAGATAGTCGGACAACTTCTTTCTTCAGCTGATCTACCGTCCAGTTCTTCATATCTTCAATCCTCATGGTTTCCTCCCCTCAAATCTTGGTAAATGTTTCCATATCGTAATTGTTACGGATATGATCCACACATTCACTGAGTTTTTCTTTCAAGATTGGGTCTTTTGCAATGTCCGGATGTATCGTATACATTATGCAACTGCCTTCTCTTCCCTCTTTCTGGAATTTCCGCCAGTTAAAAGTCATTGTAAACAGTGGAATCCTTGTAAGATTCTTTGTCTTATGCCTTATGTATAGATTGAAAAGTTTCTTAATCATGGCAATTCTCCCTTTTTCATCATGCTGTTTTCTCAAACAGGCCAAGAATAAACTCCCGACCCATCTGCGTAATCCGTCTATGGTAGATTACTTTTCCAGAATCCAATACTTCCTGTTTGATTTCCTCATATCCGCAGTCGCTGTAATTGGAGTACATCAACCACGTACCGTTTACCTGATACTGGATCTTCTTTTCTGACAGAATCCGGTTTAGCTGCATTGCTGATTTCAGCCCCAATTCTTTGGCAATTTCAGTAATGGTATATGTTTTGTTGACGTGCATCAGGATAGCATTCTTTCTCTCGGCTTCTACTCTTGCAGCACGTTCCTCTTTCAGTTTAGTCAGAAGCTCGATGCCGAAGTCTGGATTGTTGAGGATATTATCAATAACATTGTCTGTAGCATATATGCCATGTTTGTGGATTGATGGTAACACTTCCGATGTTACCCACTTTTTAAAATGTTTAGCAGACGGAAGCTTGCTCGAAAGAATAAGGCTGTAAAGACCAGATTCATTAACGATGTACATTTCACGGCTTTGACCTGAGTCGGTGAAACGCCTTGTCAGCTTATCTTCATCATCCACATGTCTCTTTATTGCATCTGATGTATCTTTATATCCCAATATCTCTGCAACGTCTTTTCCAACGAAATATGGCACTTCCTCAACCATCACTACACGTACAGAACCTAATTCTGCATTTTTAAAAACTTCCGGTTTATTCATTTCTCTCTTTCCTCCCTGTGCTTCATCTGGCACTTGATCATCTTTGCTATATTCTCACGTTCCTGTTTTATCCCATGCCCTTGCCGAAACAATTCGCATTCAAGGATATTTCCGCACTTGGAACATTCATCTTTGATTTCTTTGCCTGCTATTTGCATTATTCGTCCTCACAATAAATAAAAAGGTGTAGGGCAATTTGTTTAAGATCATTCTTTCCGTATAATCGGATCCCATCTTTTGATTCTCTGCCAATCAGCCAATCTGCTAATTTAAAAGGTGGTTTAGGGGGTTCTCCCTCTTTTGGGGCTGCCGCTTCAGCATTTGACTGGATAGTAAGTCCGTACCACAAATGACGGTGCCAGTATTCCAATGCTTCTGGGCTGCATCTCTCTTCTAATTCCGAAAATACCTTTTTGTAATCAGATAATTCTTTTTTCATTTTCTTTGCTTCTTGTTTTGTCATTTTCAATACCCTCCCAACATTCACAACTATCATCCAACAATCTGAAATCTGCCCGATACTCACTGTCATCATTACAGCATACGCCTTCTTCCAGTGCGTACCATTTGCATTTACAACAATAATCTTTTTCCATAATGTCACTCCCAAAATTAAAAAAGTCCGGCGGGTGGACTTGAACCACGCATCGTCGCCCAACGCGAACCACCGGAACCAATCAGAAGGTAAATTTGAGCATTTTGGAAATGCTTTCCGGTAATGGCAATTTACCGGAATCGGAATGGCAGGAATCGAACCTGCGACACATGACTTGTAAGTCACTGCTCTACCGCTGAGCTACATTCCGTGCCGCTTACCACGGCTGATCACCTCGGTAAATGAATGAGATGATTTCCATTTTGCACAACATATAAATGATATGCTTTTCGTACTGCCCAGCAGTCCTCAGGATAAACATCAACCTTTTCCCATGGGTTTAATCCGCTTGAACCATAGGCCGCCCGTGCACTGACAGCATAGAACGAACGAATTAATTTGCAGGAGACGGATTCGAACCGCCGTTCTCAAGGATATGAGCCTTGTGAGATTCCACTTCTCCATCCTGCCTTAACCCGGATTGTACCGGGTTAGCAATAGGTTTATCGTGTTATGCTTTCCACTAGACTGTTTTCATCCGTGCCGGTCCCACGGAGTTGTTTCGGAGGATTATTCCTGAAATGCCTCTTGAAAACTCCCTGTCGTCAACGTGCACTCATTGGCGACATATTCAACTCAGAGGCAGTACCGAACGGGAAGTTGCTTTTTCAATCCGGCTACGCCGTTACGTACCTTCTGGAAAACAACCCACATACACACATTCGGCAGTTTTTTCTGCCCATTAAACGGATGGGCAGCTTTGGGAGAAATGGAAGCTCTGGGGCTCGAACCCAGGACCGACCGGTTATGAGCCGGTTACTCTAACCAACTGAGCTAAGCTTCCTGAGTAGCAAAAAGATACAGGGTCGCTGCGATATCTGTCTTTTTACTACTGTTGCAGTTCTTGACCGCCAGCTGCAACAAAGGTTGAAACCACCCGGAACATTTGACTGTTCCTTTAGTCATCGCCGTTGCGATAGGTGGTTAAAGGGTATTTCATGAAAAAAGGAAAAAGAAAATCCAATCTGCATCAAAGGGAAGATGAAGCCCGATGCAGAGCGGCGCATGTGGGATTCGAACCCACGCATGCCGGATTCAAAGTCCGGTGCGTTACCGCTTCGCCAATGCGCTATGTTGCGGCAGTCGCTCAACCCTGCCGCACGTGATATACTTCAAAAACACCATTGATATATTTATGTTTTCCCTGGAACGCCTGTATCAGTCGTAACTCATTTGGAGAAAATTTGGTTTTGGATATCTGTTTCATTATTATAAATCCGTACTGATACAGGCTATCTAGGGATTTCATGCCTCGTCCTGTCCGTGATGAACCTTCCTCCAAGTCCATACGGCGAGGACTGTACCTTTGCTTTTATTATTTTAATCCGCTCTACCAATATCAGCGGAAGTAAAACCGTTGGAAATACCAGTAACATTTATTTCACCTCACAGGGATGTTAAAAATAAAATCACGCTTATTCCGGTTCCTATAAGAATCATCGAACAAGCGGCAAATTCCCATTTGTCTTTGTTGTTATTTGTCACGATCTCGGAACTTGCCGAAGTGAACATTAGAACATTGATGGCAAGTGCGATTATCGTAAATATCGTCCTCATTGTTTTTCTCCAATCATGAAATCAAGAATCTTTTCTGCTGTCTCTTCTTCAGGCTCAAATGGAAGCCCACATGTAGAATAGATTTCCAGAGCCGATTTCAGGCTTGATTTGAAGCCTTGGTATATTTCTCCATGTTGAAGCAGTTCGTGTCTTAAAACCGAAATCGCATCAGTAATTGATTTAGAACTAACGCTAATCTGTGCCAGACATTCCATTTCAATATCCGGTCTTCCCATCATTTCAAAGTTAAACGTCGGTACTTCATCGACCGCAACATGAAAATCAACCGATTTTACCCTCGGTACTTTATGTTCGTCAATAAAGTACTGTGTCCCCCTCCAGTCATACGGAGTCGGATTTACAATCTTCACAACAGACATTTTCGTATCCCCTTTCCTGTGCGTTACAGTACACCAGAAGGTGCTCTGCGATTTCCTGAAGCTGAACCGGGTCGTATTTTGGAATTGCAACCAATTTACCTTCAAGCATCGGGGATAGTGGTGCGAATACCGGTGCGTCTGTAACAATCGTTGCTTTTATCAGCATAGCTGCTACGTCAACTGGTTCTGACGGTAACAGTTCATAGATTTCTTTTTCTTTATTCATGCCTCTTCTACCTCTCCAAAATATTCTTTGTATAACTCATAGTCATTTCTTCCAATCAGGTCTTTAACCTTGTATTTTTGCTCCATTCGAAGATCACTGTATGTGTAAATGATTTTTGTGACCTGTATACGATATTCGCCGACATCAGTGATTCCGCTTTCAGCTTCAACTTCTTCTTTAGCTGAAAACCAGTTTCCGTTCGGAGTTAAGAAATAAACTCTTTGCACTGTTCTTCCGAGTGCGATATATTCCAAACTAGCTTCGTCCGTAAAAACCTTTTTCGCTGATTCTGTATCGTAAAGCATTCCGTCTTCTAAAACAGCTTTCTTGTGATGATATTCGTATACTCTGTCTTTTTTTAAAGTCTTTCTCCAAAAACCATTGTCCGCTTCATGAGAATCGCCTTTTTTATTTTTAAAAATTTTTTCGAGCATCGGCTTTTACCTACCTTTTCCGAAAATACTGTATCAAGGCTTCTCTTGTGATCTGTGACACACTTTTGCCGGTTCGGTTCTTTTCAGCTATAAGTCTTTGCTCCAATTGGTACGGCAACCGGATACGAATGGATTCGCCTTGTGGATTATTCTTTTTCATAGGATGTATCCTCAACTTACTATTTCCACTGGATAACCTAGCTTTTCTTCAAGCTCAGCTACCGTTATTTTACGTGGCTTATTTAATTTGATTTTCACATCTTGCACCGCACCATCTTTGTTTTTAGCAATCCCGCGCCCAGTGTATATGTCAGCTTCTTCATTAGCGTATACACTGAGATGATTGTATCCATATGTACGGCACCACCTAGCAGCCAAATCAGAAATTTTCATCAATTCTTCCAACTCATTCCCGAATAAATGCGAATATAATATAGCTCGATCATACATTTCCTGTGTTACTGCTGGCAGAGCAATCACGCTTTTATACGGACTTCCAATAAAACGGAAAAATCTGCATGATTCCATTACTTTTTCGCCTTTCGGAAGCGCAAAGCCTTGAGAAATTGCCATCTTAAGAAGCTTCGCTGATTCAACATCGCTTTCTGTGATAACACACTTATTTGTAAAGTCTATCATTACTGTTCCCCTCCCAACATTTTATATAGTGTTCCTCTTGACACTCCCATGATTTCGGCAAACTGAACTTTGGTGATTTCCCCAGCCTGCCATCTTTGCTTTGTTTTCTCGAAGAGCTCTTTGTCTACCTCTTTTTTTGCTCGTCCTTTATATTTCCCTTGAGCTTTCGCAATCGCAATTCCTTCTTTCTGCCTCTGGCGAATATTTTCACGTTCTCTCTGAGCTACGTATGAAAGAAGCTGCAATACGATATCAGCAATCAGAGTTCCGGTTAAATCTTTGTTTTGCGTGGTGTTAAGTAATGGCATGTCCTGGACAACAATATCTGCTTCAATCTCTTTTGTAATTTTTCTCCACTCAGCTATAATTTCTTCGTAATTCCTTCCAAGTCGATCAATGGAATGGATCACCAGTACGTCACCTTTTTGAAGGGAAGCGATCATCTTCTGGTACTCAGGACGGTTGAAATCCTTGCCAGATTTCTTGTCCATATAAATTTTATCAACGCCTTCTTCTCTCAATGCCTCCATCTGTCTCGCTTCGTTCTGCTCTACTGTCGATACTCTTGCATATCCAATTTTCATGTATAATTCCTCCCGTTTATTTATGAGTCAATTATACATTTAATTGATTATATTTGCAAGTGGTTCATACATATTTATGAGTATTTTTTATTGACTATTGAAACGTTTTTGATTATGATAATGTTAATAGGAGGTATTTATATGGTTTCTGATAAAATAAAGCAAATAATGAAGATGAAAAAAGTAACCAGTGTTCAATTAGCTCAGCACCTTGGGATGCTCCCACAATCACTTGCAAATAAATTTTCAAGGGGAAGCATATCCGCAGATGAACTAATTCAGATTCTTGATTTTCTGGAATGTCAATTGATAATTGAACCAAAACCAGATGTATCAATCAAACTGACCACTGATGATCTCAAAAGGGAACCGTAATGGTTCTCTTTTTTTATGCCCTAACCAGTCCTTGTCCCTGAAGTAACAGTCGAAATGTTTCTTTGCCTTTTACAGTGATATATGTTTGAACATTTGAATACCCATAAGGCGTTGAAAAATCTTTCATCTGGAAAAGTCCGGATTTTCGGTGCTGTTCATACGGCTTGATGATATTATGCCGGTCTCGATAAATATACCCGTTATCTGCCAGCCATTTCGTAAGCGTCTTGGGTGGCATGTGAAATTCTTTCGCAGCGTCCCGAAATGTTGTGAGCAGTCTATTGTCTACAAGAGAATCGAAGTACTCTGCTTTGGGCTTCTGCTCCTGCACCTTCTGTTCAAGTAACTGCTTTTCCTGTTGTTCTTCAATCCATCTTTTAGCTCGTTCTATTGGATCAGCTATCTGGTAAGAATCTTGTTTCTGACCAACTTCATACTTTCCAGTTTTACGGATAGAAGGAAGGACTTCTGCTGTTACCCAATGTTTAAATCTTTTTGCAGAATCGAGTTTGCTTGATAGTATAAGTGAAAACAAACCGCTCTCATTTATCACGATTGTTTCCTGTACTCCGCTGTTTGAAGGGAGGCTGCATTTCAGGGCGTCCTCTTTATCGACATGATTAGCAATGGCGTTTCGTTCTTTTACGTATCCTAATGCTTTTGCTACATCGTTTCCAACGAACCAAGGATTTCCGTCTATCGTCACTGTTCTTACGTTTCCAAATTCTGGATTGCTAAAAATCATCATTTCATTCATTCTTCATACCTGCCTTTCTTGGTATTGTCTTATTTTGTGTTGGCAGAGAAACCGTTAAGGCTTACGGCTTGTCGTGTTGCAATCACTATCTCTGCCATGTGAAAAGGGCCTTTTTGTTATTTTATTTGCTTTGGGGGCTCACCCGGCTCCTGGTGGCTTTCCCTCCAAGGGGGTCCCCGTCTCATCCGTACGCTATCCGGTCAGCCCACCGCCCCATGGGACCCGCTGCACCGGATCACGCTGTTGTTGTTCGGCCTTCGGCAGTAGTCAGAGGAAGTTAACGCCGCTTTTCGTTCGTCATATTGCACAAATTTTCTCGTGCTGTTCATTGTGCATTTTAAGTACACCCTATTTATACATTGCAGTAAACTATATATTGTGTTTACATCTTGGTCGATACAATATATTGTGTTTTGGCTGTTTTCGTGTTCACAGCTTCGGTCGCTCCATCTCCGGAAGCTCCAGCGCGTCCTTGTACCGATCCGCGATCTGCTGCGCTGACTGTTGCGGGATGCCGTTTTGTTGCCCTGCTGGAACTGGTGCTGTCTCTGCCATGCCGTATGCAACTTTGCAGGCAAAGATCAAGTTTGCGTTTGTTCCGGTCTGATTATGCAGTTTATCAAGAGCGAAAGCGCCACACGTTTCTTTCCATTTTTTCACCGTCATGCCATGCGCAGTGCCCCTCCTATAGTCCCCATTCATCCAGTCTGTAAAGGTCATTCCATTAATTCCAACCATAATTCCAAACATCTGTAAAGTAGGTGATATACCATATCTACCGCAAACCCTAATATATATATTAAATATCTTGTCTAATAGCTCTATATCATCATTACCAGGTTTTTCTATACGATCTGAGATATAGAAGAACATATCTATTCTATTATCTGCTATATCTTTCTTGTACTTTTCTATACTGTCGTAATCTTCTTGGTGTATGCATAATACAGTGTTGATATACTCATCTACTAATTGCCATATTTTATTTTCATATACTTCAATTCCTTGTACTGTAGTTGTTGTATTTTTCACTGTATCACCTCACTTTACAACGTTAATCTGTTAATTTAGCAAAATAAAAAGGACGATACTAAACCGGTCAGCAATCGAAGAACACGCCCAGCAGCTACACCCAGCGCCGGAAGTTCCGTAAATGCTTTTCAGTTTTTATATCGTCCTTTGTTTAAAAATCGTAAATGTATTTGCTTATCTGCCATTTACAATAGCACATATAAGCCATTAATACAAGCATAAATTTATTTTTATTGTTCAAGGTATAATAAAAGACCTGTTAATAAAATAATCCGTTATAACTCAATATACAGCGTTATAGGACTATATATATTATAATATAGTGTATCTAAGTATATATTAATTAACTCAGAATCTAGGAGGGGCTTAAAAGATGTTATAATACGGTACTGTATAGAATTAATTAATAGAGGATTGTATATATAATATAATTATAGGGCGTTTTGGCACAGAAAAAGCCAGGCTTCCGGCGTCTGATCCGGTTACCTGGCTGAATGATTTTTTATTGATTTTCGATTGGCTCGCCCCTCCTGAGTTCCTCGTTGAGGACACAATAGCACATTTTATAAAAACCTGTCAAGCCAAAAGCAAAAAATATTTTTCTTGACAAAACAAACGTTTGTGTGCTATGAATAATTTAACAGACTTCGGCGGCGGGTCTGTTCTCCCCTCGTTAGCCGCCACAAAAAAAAAGAGTTTAAGCCCCTGGAGATCATCCAAGGGCTTTTTTTCTTTCCACAATGGGGCTATTATTAATCATTAACATTCTAACTTTACATTCAGGCAAAAACGCCTGTTCCACAATGTGACTATTAATGTTTTGCTAACTTAATAACTAATTTCCTCATTCAGGAAGCTTTCTACTTTGTCGAGATCCCCAAAGGTAACCGTCTGGGATGGAAAAATTTCCGCCCCGTTGTAAATCTTAACAAGATAGTTTTTATAGCTGTCTACAGAAACATGGTATTCCTTGTTTCCGATTTTTTCCATGTGATTGGTCCATCCGTTTACTCTAATCATTTTTCCCTCCTGATCCGCCCCTGTCCGGGGCTATGTGCTTATCTTCTTTAACTGTTACAATGTTTTATCTTCTTTTAACATTTTTTCTATAAATTCTTTTACCTGTTTGTTCTTTTCTTTAACGCTGCATTTATTACAATTTCGTTGTTCTTTTACATCAATGAAACACTCAAGAGCTACATTTTTCCAATAAATATTTGAAAATTCTTCGCTTTGATTTTCGCATGATAAAATTGTATTATATCCCCTCTCTGGGTTTGTTGAATCAAAAATTTTTATTGCCTCTTTTTCGTAATATCTTAAATTCCTATCAACAAAATATTTTCGTTTTAACAAATAAACTTCTGTTAAAGGGTACGCTATAAATTTGCAACCTGTGTCATAATCTTTTTGTAGTTCCTTCACATGATGTCTTCGCTTTCTTAGTGCTATTTCATGCTCAGTTAATCTCTTTAAAATGTTTCTACTTGATCCGATATAACGTTTATAATTTTTTAAATTTAAAATTATATAAACGCCCGGATAATTAGACTCTTTGCTGATTCTGAATTGCTTGTTTTCCAATGTAACCACTTCCTTTCTATGGTTACAGTATAACACTTATTAAACTATGCGTCAAGCATTTTATTAAACTATTCTATTATTTTTTCATTCTTTCCAGCTCTTTTAAAACACAGTCCAGGACAAACGCCGACATCTTTACGCCTTTTAATTCGGCCGCTCTTTTGACATCTTCTTTCGTCCCCTTTGGTGCCATCACAGTAATGCGATCATATTTGTCTTTCTGGTACTGTGCTATATAAGAAAGTTCTTTTTCTCTATCTTTAAATGCCATATATAAAACCCTCCAATATTATTTTTCTTATATTATAGCACTTATTAAACTATGCGTCAATTATATACTAACGTTTTGGCCATTGTTTTTTCTTTTCCTATTATAAGCAATAAAAAATATATGAAACAAAAAAATATGATTTTATTAAACTATGCTATTGACACAATTATTAAACTATGCTATTATATAACCATCAACAGAGAACAAGGGAGGAACAAAAAAATGAAAGAAATACAGATTTTGAGAAACATAGTTTTCACTTACTTTTTAGGTGAGTTAGAAATGGATCCGATCCAGGCAAGAAAAAAAGTCGATTCCATGACCGACGAAGAAATTGAAAAATTTCTTGATTAACAAAAGCCTCCGGCGGCGGTCAAGCCGTAGCCCCAACGCAACCGCCGGATTTCAAAAAAAGAAGAAAAGGAGAAAAAAGTTATGGCTTATAACATGATATTAACACCAGAACAGGAGCAGAGAAGGAAAGACAGCAAACAGGCGCTTGAAAGTCTGAAATATAACCCGATGTGCTACGGCTGTAGAAAGCTGTGTGCAGGATGTGACGGAACCACCAAAAAGCTGTGGGACGGCTGCATCTGGTACGAGAAAACCGATTTTCCGAGTGTTTACGCACTGGCAACATATGCCCCAGAACTGATTAAAAATGAAGATTGGTTCTCATTTGACGAGTTCCTGGGCGATCTCAGAAACGACCGCGCCGAAGTCGTTAAACACTTGAAATGGCGCGCAGCTGGTCATCATTTTTTAAACGAAGTGCTGACCGACAGATATATTACAGCTTGCAAAAAGATTTTGAACATTTTAAAGGAGGCGTGAAATTATGGCAAACACAGTTAAATTACAAGGGATTGCCGGCCACCAGGAAGGAACCCCAACAAAAAATTTAAAAATCGGTGATGTTATCGTGTGGAACTTCGGCTACAAATCAGAAGTAGTTGAAATCAACCCAAGCAAAACCGGAAAAACAATTACTTTCATGTTGAAAAGCTTTGAAAATGGCGAAATCAAGCCCCGTAAAATGGGAGCTGATCGGCTCGTAGTTGTTGAATCAAGAGAACCAGAAAAGCCCAAAAATGAAATTGATCGGGCAATTTCAGAACGGAAAAACACATATTTCGGGGTTTATTCTGATGTTGGCACGGCTTTAGAAAAATTCACAACTGAAGAACTGGCAGAATATTATTTGAAACGTTTTGGGGATGGCGGATTACGGTATTTTCTCGAGCAGCAAATAATAGCTGCTGAAATCGCGAAAGAAAAAGCATACTAGGCCGGCAAGCGTACCGGGGAGCATTTCCCCGGCGGTCTTTAAAAAAATAATCAGGAGGAAAACAAAATGAAAGAATATATTTTAAGCGAATTAGAATTCCGCACAGTTAGCGAGTGCAGAAAAATTACAGATACGATGGAAGGAAAAACTTTTATGAAATTTCATGTTAATTTTTCCAATGTTTGTGGAAACTGTATGGTTATAATTTCAACAAATTATGACGCAGGCGAAGCATATATCAAGCAGTTTTTTATTTCTGCTCTTGTTAGTAACTTGCTTATCTCTCAGGCGTAATGGTTCCGGCCGGGTTCGATTCCCGGCAACGTCCTTTTATTTTAAAACCCGGCTCCCATGGGTACAGGGAAGAAAGGAAAAAAATGAACTTGATGCAAATAATAAGCTATATCGAAGAAAACCACTTAGAACATGATTTCAATAAATTTAGAAATTTTCGTTACTTTTCCAGCAAAGAACCGATAGAAGTAACATTAATTGCATTTTACCGGGAGAGAACAAAAGGAGAACATTATAATGAAAATTAGAAAACCCACGCAAAAACAAACCATCGCCGCTATAAAAAGCGGCGATTTTTCAGAAGTCGAAAAGATAGAGGATGCAGCACGCCAGGAAGCGGAGAACGTTTTTCATGCGGTTGCTTCCGGCTCTGTGCCGCTAATCTGGTACGACTTGCCGCCGGTGCAGTGTCAGTCTGGGGCGCTGTCTGTCATGCGGTACGCCCTGCATCGGTCAACAAAGCAAGACGGATTTTTGCAGCTGTCTTGCATGGAACTGAAGGCCGGGCAGATCATCCCGACTTCTGATAGACAGTATAACACCACTGACGCCGGTTTTTCGGAGTTTTTCCGGGACTTGCCCCGGTCAGTTAATGTTAATTTTTTAGAGCAGTGAAAACGCTGCTCTTTTTATGCTGCTCTTCCGGTATCCAGTCCGGCGCCAGGTTCACGGCCTGGGGAGCGGATCAGGCTTGTGAAATCTATCTACAAGCCGTGTGCCTTGACAACTTAATATTTTTCTTATCTGGAAATGTGGTTGTTGATTTGCTTTTTTCGCCGCTTTTCGCCTTTTTGGCGTTCCTTGATGTTTTTACCATTGCCGGATTTACAAGCCGTTTTTGCATGCTTCCGTCAATCAATACTCACGGTTGACGGGGCGCCGGTATGGTGGTACTATGATTATATATAGCCGTTTCCGGCTCTTTTTGTCGTGCCTCTGTGCAGCTGGCACCGATCCAGGCGCGCAGCGTCCGAACAGTGGTGAAAGTATGTTCTGTTTTGGGTGTGCTGCACAACCGCTCTATTCGGCTTTTTAACGGCCGATTAGATTCCGGTCGAAGAAGTGTATCCTTATTCGTTTTGCGGGCGTTGTGGGCGAAATTAGAGTGCCAGTTATTGATGCCTGGGAAATCCCGGCACCGGTCCGCAGGTGGTCCGCAGCCTTTTGCAGGATGTTCATGCCAGTTGTGAAACGAACGATATTTCTGGCGGTTCTTGAATATTTGCAATATTCAGACACAGAAAAATGCCGAAAAACGGCGAAAAAAAGAACAACTGAAAATAACCTTTATTTCTGGATTTCCATTTTGTTTATCTTGCATATATTAATCCATAGCATATTCCGAGGGGCTATGAAAAATCACGAATCAATTTAATTTATTTAATCCCTCAGATTTTCTCCTTGCTGTATTCTTCGTTTTGTATGTGGTCCGCTGTTTCCGGACTTTCACCTTCTGTTCCGTCTTATCTTTCTTCCTACGTACTTTATTGTGTGCTGATCGTTCAGTTGAGAATCCCATATTTCCCCTCCCTATCCTTAATCTTCTGGTTTCTGCTTTTGAAACTGATAATTTCTATGTCTGTTTGCAGTTCCTGTGGTATCCGCCCAACGATGATCACTCTTAGTGGTTCTAATCTCCGGACCATCTCTTGAAACCCCTTACAAAATTCCAATCGTGATGCTTTTGACTTCACTCGCCCATTGGTGCAGCAGGCAACCGTGCTTCTTTTTGGTATTCCGTCAAAAATCCAATCATAGCAGTATTCCGGCGGTATGTTCACGTTTGGAATCATACGGATTCCGTTCATATGCAGATAATGTGCTATCGCATGATTGCGGTACTTCTGCCAGATGTTCATCGCGAATGGCATGCCACCTTCTCCGACTGCCATGCTGAAATCCGGCGCGATCACACTGTTAAAGCATTTTAGATGCTCGATATATTTATCCGGACAATTCCAGATTTTCTCAAATTCGTTGTCGTGGATATAGAAATTGACGGTCAAATCCCTGTGGTTCTTTATCCGCCGGTCAAAGCTGTCTTTGAAGTCGACAGTATCCGCTCCAGGTCTGCCGGAATACCGTGGCATCATGGGGAACTGGTACGGTCCGTCCAGCTCTGCTCCCTCGATCATATATTCTCTCATTACGTCATATGCGGTATGATTCATGGTTATCACCCCTTAAAAACACAAAAAGACATCCTGTTCCGGGAATTGGAACCGATGTCATCATTAGTATGTTTCCATACTATCAAATATTTAGTTAAATGTCAAAAAATTACATCTCTGCTCTTCCGTTCATCTTTTGTATATTATTTAGATTGCAAATGCGTAAGTGTAGTTAAATTCCTTTTCGCATCCATCCACATAGTTGATTTTCCTGTAAAATACGGCGTGTCGTTCTGAGAACTTATTTAAAAAGATGATCGAAGCACAGGAACGCCAGATGTCCAGCGGCTCCCAGGGCGGCCAGCAGTACTAAATCTGTACGCGCAGGTAGATCTATTACTATGCTGAGTTGATCTAAGCTCATGCAAAAAAGATGCTGTCTGACAGAACTGAAAAACTGCCAGACAACATCTTTTTATTTTATATAAGATCCAAAAGTCTTAAAATCCTATATTCATTTACAGCAATTCCTGTACTTTTCGATATACAACCTCTGCAAATTTCTTATGTCCTGCTGCATTCAGATGTTCCTGATCTGCGTCACAGCAATGTACATAGGATGCTGCCGGAAGGAAACTGATATGACGTTCAGCTGCGATTTTTTCATAAACAGGCTGCAGATTTCTGGAAACGATCACAGACTCTCTGGAAAACTCCTGGTCATATCCTTCCTGCCATACTTTTTCTCCCAGATAGATGGGAGACATGAGAAGGACTTTCGCTCTTGGTGCGTATTCCTGGATCTGATCCAGCAGTCTTGTGATTCCCTTTCCGATTACATCTGCGGATGCTCCAAAAACAGTTTTGCAGTCATTGGTTCCCAGCATTAGAGTGATCACATCCGCCTGGGCATGTGTTTCCAGAAGTGTGGGAAGAAGTGCAGTTCCTTTTCTTCCGTCGCGGAGCGGATCTTCGAAAACCGTTGTTCTTCCGCACAGTCCTTCCTCGATCACGCGATATTCTTCTTTATTCAGTTTTTCCTGGAGAAGGCTTGTCCAGCGTACTCCCCACGGTAGTCTCTCTCTGCTCTCTCCGTCATATCCCCATGTATTGGAATCTCCAAAGCATAATATCTGTTTCAT